TTGATAAACTTTCGTTTTAGAACAAAAAACACATTTAAACAGACGTTTTTTCTTTGGGCAAGAATATGGTTTTGTATAACTTTATTTTATCCGATCTTTCATTGTGGACAATCCCTAAAGGATAAACTGCTCGCTCTACAAAAAGAAGAAAAATTCGAAGAGATGCTTTTACTCTGTCTTTCCGAAAAAGAAACACAAGATGCAAAAAAACTTTGTGAACTCGCAACGGAAAAAACTGCTTTTGAAATCGATAAAATTCTTTCCGAAAAAATTGAACTCCCTTTCAGTCAAATTACAGTAGATCCAGAATGGAAAAAGAAAATCGATACCATTCTTGAAAACGACCAGACTCTAAAAAATAGATATGGAAATCTCTGGAAAAAAATGATTCAAAATGACTAACGTAGATCCAGTTTTATTGATTCAAAAAATTCCTAAAATTTTTCTGGAAGATATACTTCATATTACACAAATCATTCGCAAAGAAGGCGGAGAATGTTATTTAGTAGGAGGTTCGGTACGAGATTTAGCACTTTCTAAAATTCCAAAAGAATTTGATCTTACTACTTCTCTTTTACCTGAGAAAATTCTTTCCTTATTTAAAAGAACCATTCCCACTGGAATCAAACATGGAACGGTAACCGTTCTGATACAAGATCGCGCTTACGAAATTACAACCTTTCGAAAAGACGCAGACTACTTAGACGGAAGAAGGCCGGAGATTGTAGAATTTGGAGTTTCATTAAGTGAAGATTTAAAACGAAGAGATTTCACTATGAATGCGCTCGCTTTTGATTTAGAAACGAAAACTCTCATAGACGAACATTCCGGTCTCTTGGATATTCAAAATAAAATCATCCGTACAATCGGAAATCCAATCGAAAGATTTACGGAAGACGGACTTAGACCAATTCGAGCGATTCGTTTTGTAAGTAGTCTGGGTTTTCATTTAGAACCGAACACAGCAAAGGCGATCATTCTTTGCAAAAACGTAACCGCAAAGGTTTCCAGAGAAAGAGTTCATGACGAACTGAATAAAATTCTAAAAAGTAAAAATCCTACTCCTTCTTTAAAATTATTTAAGGAATTTGGAATTTTAGAATTGTTCACCAAACTCAAACTCTATCCTGTAAAAAATGAAATCGTAGAAAATAAAATCCAAGAAGTTCCAGCGTTTCCTCTTAGTCTCAGACTTTCTTTTTTACAAGCTTGGTTATTCGGGAATTTTCAAAACCGAAATTCTGCAAAACAATTTATGAAAGATCTACGTTATTCCAATCAAAACACAAAAGAATCAATCTTTTTTTCGGATACTATTTCCGTTTTGTTGAACCATAAAAACGATTCTACACTAACCGACTCGGAAATCAGAAAAATTTTATTACATCCCGTTTGTGTTTATTCCGGGAGAGAAAATCTTAAAATTGTAATTGAACACATTCTAAATCTTGCATATATCTATGAACCAACTCTAAAATCTGTTTTCAATTTTCATAAAATATTAGATCTATTATTACAACCACAAGCTCTTTTAGTTACCGAGTTAGCTCTTAGAGGCGAGGATATTCTTGAAGTTTGTCCAAATCTCCCTCCCAAAGAAATCGGTTCTGTTCTTGGAAAACTCCTTTCTTTTGTGCTCGAAAATCCGGAAGCAAATCGAAAAGATTCCTTGATTCCTCTACTTCCAAAGTAAATAACGCAAGTTCGGTAGAAAGAATTTTCTAAAAGTACGAAATTCCTACAGTTTTAGAATCTGTTCTTACTCGAAACTGTATTTGTTTGCGCGCACGTTCAAAATCGCCAAAACGCAACTGAACGTTTTTACTTAATCCCAGATCTTCGTCAAATCCAATGTCTTCACTTGCGGAATCGAAGTGATCTTCTCTTCCGTAGCCCATTTTTTAGAGTATAGGGCCTGGCCCGCATTGAAAAGATCCAATTCTATGAGATCCGATAGTTCCAATAACTCCTCCGAATTGAGAGAATGAAACATATTATTCGCGTCTCTCCATTTCGGTATTTGAATTTTTCGTTTAGAATAAATAGATAAAGTTTTTTGAATATTCTCCAGATATTTTCTTCCCGAATCCCAAGTCGTGTTTCGATATTGAATTCTTCCGTGGTAAGATTCGACTTGTGAATTAAAAATATGTCTGTTTGTTGCAAGAAGTGCCTCTCTTATCGATTCATCATTGGCGACCCAACCAGAGTCAGTGTAGTTTTGATAAGTCAAAAAATTCCCATTTGAATCTTTCAATGGTTCATCCTCGGTTTCCGTTGCGGGATCGATTTCATCTTCCCAATTCTGTAGAACTCGCTCGGCCATCGTTTTTGTGTCGTAGACCTTTTTCGGTTCGAAGTCCGTTGCGATTCCGTTCGCAATGTCCGCTTTGAACAGATCTCCTAACTGCGGATTGTAGTGGATTGCGTAAACGATTTCGTGTGTTTCTGAATTGAAATCTGACCAAACAGATTTTCCTGATAACTGATTCGGATCTGGATTGATCCATATAACCTTTTTAGAATATTTATCGATTACATAATTGCTCATTATGCTACCCTCACTTTGTATTTTACTGCTACATAAGCAGGAGTATTTTCATCACCAACCTTGGGGGTCCCACCCGAACCATCTGCGATTACTGAACGAATAGGGTAACCAGGTGATGCACCGTTTGCGCTTGCAGACGATGGCGTGTTCGGTCCCGCACCGCTCGAATAGGCAGTCGTGCCACCAATCGTATTATTATTGCCATTCAGCCAAAGTTCATGGACATGCTTAAATAGTTGATCCTGTCCCGCGAATCCTATCGAGCCGCCATCGTAATTACCGCCTACCACTTTCGCTCTCGATCCATGAACCCCTGCACCTCTTGCAAAAATCCCACGACGATCCGGAACGTTGAATGTAGTTGAACCGTCCCCGAAACCATATTCAATGTTCGTAATAATATCCCCTGTTTGAGAAGAAGTGAGATCGAGAATGGAACCGGTTGCGGTTAAAGAAATCTGAAAGTCATTTGTCGTTGGATTTCTTACATAATAATTAGTAAGCCCAGTTATTCCGCCGCCGGTAAATGCAAACTTCACCAGTTGCCCTTCGATGAAGCCGTGGGCATTTACAGTGATTCGATCAGTTGCTGGAACAATTCCGGCTACTGTTTTATGAACCAAATTCCAAAGAATTGAAAAAGTAGTTCTTGAAATAGACTGTGCATTCGCTTCTTTAAATATAGAAGTAGGTGCAATATTCAGATTGTCTTCTATAATGCTTCCCAAAGGAATGAGTAGATTCAAAATATTCGCATCAGTTGCGTCGATACGATCTTTTGAATACTGATCATTATCGTATAATCGATCGATTTCGTCGTCAATCAAATCCCCGTCCGCAGGTGTATTTTTAGACCAAGTGCGTGTTTTTGTCGGATTAAATACTGCCATTTTCTTACTTTAACTCCTGCTCAAATATTACAAAACGTTCATGCAATTTGAAAGGTTGTTCGATCTTAAAATAAGATCTGACTTGTTCTGCAATTTCCCGCAAATCAATGTCTCTAAAAAACTCAGATTCAAGTCCGGACCCGGTTTTTCGAAAACCTTTCTTCTCACAATATTGTAGAAGATTCGAAAAATCTGAAAAGACGGCCACGGGAAGCGTTTCGATCCGTGCTTTTTCCTTGCCTGCGATTTCAATTGTAGTTTCTCTAACTAAAATTTGGATCATAGGAACTCCTCATTTATTATAAAATCATAAACTATTAAATTGTCTTTTGGTTTTGAAGGAAAGGTCTTGACAAAGAGCAAACCACCATCCTCATCAAAGAGACCGATTTCATTGATACTTTGTCCAATGAGTTCCGACTGCTTGATCGTTGCTTTAAAGCTTCTCGTTCCTTCGGGATTGTTTTGAATTTCAACAAGCTTTCTGAAAACTTCGTTTTGAAGACCTGTATCAGTGTCTTGAGGAGGCCGTGGAATTCCGGATTGAAGTCCACCTGTTCCAAAAGCGATTTCATACGGTTGAATTCCGACATTGCTTCCGGAGAGAATCGTAAAACCGTTGAGCGGCCACGTTCCGTCTAAGATTGATGATCGTAGAGCAAATCCGTAAAACCTTCCTGACAAAGTAGAAGTTTCGAATCGATAGTTTATAATCGAACGAACGCCACCGGCGCGAATTTGAGCGATCGCTTTGTTAAATTCAGGACTTACTACGACAGAGTCAATCGAACCGGAGAATATAACTCGAATCGTAGCAGGTCTTTTTGAACTTCCAGAAAGAGGATACTCTCCATTCAAAGTTAGAGAGCCGTCAAGATACATCGGAATGCCTGAATAGCAAAGCTCTTGAATTTCGTATAATGTTCCGGTTCCCGCAAGAATCTGAGAACCGATTTCGTTCATTGAATAGATGTCGCCTTTCGATTTTTGCTTTTGTCGGGCGATCGAAAGAAAAATTCGAAATCGAAAATCATCCATTCCGTTGCGTGGTTGCTTCAAGTTCTTGCCGATAAGGTCGAGAATCGCACCGCTCTGAATTTTATAATCTGTTGTGCCTTTAATCGATTCTAATACAGAACGCACTTCGTTTAACAATTCAAGGTCCGCTTGCCACTTCCTTCCAATTTCGGAATCTGAATCACGGGTAAAGAGCGATGTCGGATATTTTTGAAGTATATCTTCGATCGTCTTCATAGGAAATTGACCTGTATGTTTGCTGTAACGAGTTTTGCTCTTTGTCGGCTGCTAATAATAAGTTCGTCTAACGTTGCAGGTGCCGAAAGGCCAACCTTGACCGTCATAGATTTGATTCCAAGCACCTTGACCGAATCGTATTCCGAAAGACCGCTCTGAGAAGCGATCAACTTCCACGCGAAAACATCTTCGCCAGTTCCGTCGCCTTTATATGAAATTGAAATCGGTCCGATCGTATCGACACCGCCGACAACTTTGATACAATTCGTTTTTACGATGGATTCGGAACCCGTTTCCCAGAGCGAAAGATCGCGAACAATGTCTATCTTTACAAAAATTGAAATGTCCGTCGGACGATTGAAGTAGTAAGTCCGAGGGACTCCTTTGTTATCTATCAGAGTAGTCGTATACGTTCCTATCGATTCAATTCCACCCGGCCAATTCTTTAAAAAACAATCTCCTATTTCTGCCGGCGTTCCGCCTTCGATGACTGCTTCCATTGAATGAGGATTTCGACCTTCAACGTCTACGAAATCAGTAACGTTCTCATAAACTCGTGCAGAAAGAACCGATTCAATATTATTCAGTGCCCCTTGGACATTTGCGGCGGAACTTCCTCCATTGATTCCTTCTTCAAGGAATCGGTTTAGATATTCTGAATCTGTTTCGATCACTCTTCCTTCTCGCCCAGGTTCCGGATTCGTAACGGTATCAATTCCGGTTATCGCCGTATTGATCGTAGTGATGGAATTCGCCGCAACGTTACCCAAAATTCCGTAGTTAAGATTCAGAGCCTGTGCGTTGAGTAACACCGTTCCTCCGGAGACGGTTCCGGATTCGATCGTAATAAATTGCAAACCATTTCCAGTTTGACAGATCGTTCCGATATTCACAAAAGAGCCGTTTACTCCAGAAAAACGTAAACCAACGATTGCCCTCTTTGCAGGTTGCCGTTCTGAACCAAGAGGATTGAGAACTCTATCAAGAGAAACTCCTTTCGCTGTGTGAGCAAAGTTTGAATAGAATACATCCTCAGTGAGTTGATAGATTTCGTCTAACTCGTCTGCTAAAATTCTCAGTCTAACACCGTCTTCACTCAGAATCGAAAGGTCAATGTCCGATCCAAACTGAGTTTTATACTTTGTCTCTAAGTCGGAAATGATTTCTTCTCTGGATTTACGAATGAATCCTTGTTCTGTGACTCCGGCCATTATGCTTCCTCCGTAACCAATCCAAAAACAGTAGTTGCAGAAAATCGAATAGAGAGGGATCGTTCGTTATCTAAGTTCTCAATTGTTTCAATGCTCTCCACTGAAATTGTCTCAGGATCTTTTAAGATAACTCGTTTGATTTCAAATAGAACTCTCTCTTTGGGGATTTTCGTTGTAAAAATTGTAGCCCAATCAACACCCGTCAATGGTTCATAAAATGATTCGCCGAGAGTAAGTCGAATAGAATGTTTGATTCTTTGAGAGTAATATTCTAAACCTTCGATTACGACCGGCTTTCCGTCGACTCGAACGATGTCCCGATTTTCAATTTTCAAACCTTTCATCCGATCATTACCTTTCTTGAAAGAATCTGATCTACTTCCGCCTTTCTCAAATTGAGTTGAGTCACGACAGACGCCGCATTTGATTCAAATCCTCGAAATGGAGTTCAATCTTCCGATCGAAGAGATCCGAGCGATCTTCCAAAAGGCAAGAGAAACTCGGAACGCCTTTCAAAAACAACAAGCAGAGAATGGGATAAAAATATCTCAAAGTGAAGAAACAAAAGCGATTCTAAAAAATATGGGATTCAGAGGATAGAAGGATGACAACCAAATCAGCGTTAGACGAATATAAGGACGAAATAGAGGACTCAGAGGGCAACGTGTCACGACCGGAAACGGCTCTGGCAATTTCGAACATAAGCGAAGCAAGAGAGTTTTCGTCGGAAGAGAGAAAGGCTTTAGCCCAATTATATATCACTCAGGCAAGGGTGAATGTTTTTCAAACCGCTCTCGCATTGACTGCTATTCGAAACCTCGAATTGTTCAGAGAGCTTGGGTATGCAGGATTCCATGATTGTGTAGAGCAAGAACTCGACATGAGCGGACGCGTTGCTACCGAATATGTAAACGCTATCGAATCGTTTGGGTTGGGTGATCGAGTGAAGCAACTCATGGAAGCATCACCGAAACGTTTCCTTCAGGCTGCCAAAGAAGTTCGGCTCAAACAATTAGAGGGAGAAATCCTAACTTTGTCCGATGGCACAGTTGTTTCTGCGGAAGAGTTTCTCGCGGAAAGAATTGCCTCTTTGGAAAATTCTTCAAAGAAAAAAATCAAATCTTTGGAAACAGAAAATCAAACCGTAAAAGCCGAGGCGAATCTGCTTCGAAAAAAACAAGCAAACTTAGAGAAGTCGATCCAAAAGAAAGACGAACAACTCGACGTTCTGCGAAAATCCAAAGACATCGATCCGGATAAATTACTCAAAATCAAAAACCAGAGGGAAGCGGAAAAGATGATCGACGAGTGTAACGCGTCGATCTTAGAAGCTTTGCAAAAGATTGAATTGATCCCGGAAGAATCTCGAAACGGTGCGTTAGGAATCTATCTTTCCCGAACCATTGCGACGATGGAGATCTCGCTCAAGACTCTCAAAATGGCATGGTCAAACCATATCTTTCAGGGAGAGACGCAAGAGTGAAACAATTAGATCCAGATTTGTTTTACGAATTTTACTCAGCCTGGAAAGAGGCACCGTCGAAATTTTCCAAGGGCGAAATGATGCGCAAAGCCGCGTCCGCCTTTGGCTTATCGGAAGACGCAATCAGAAGAAGATTCGAAAAGTATAATATTGGATCGGAATTAGCCGTTGTTACCGGTGAGAAAAAAGGAAAGCGAAAATCAAATCTGAACTCGGAGCGAATGGATCTACGGGAAACCGAAGCGAAGATCATCGCTGAAATTGTTTACTCGAATCTGTCCGGCAAAGAACCAAAACCGATCTCGATGAAACTCGCTCTAAGACGAGCGCGTAACAGCGGACAGATTCAACTTCCCTGGACGGAGTCTACCGCAAACCGGTGGCTGAATCGTCTCGGTTTAGGCAGACACGAAATGGCATCTGACGAAGCATCTCGAACCTGGAGAGAACCATACTCTAATTCAACACACATGGTCGACGCGTCTGTTGCAGAGAGGTATTATTTGAATCCCAGAGGGAAGGTAGAACGTCGTTGGTTTTTAGATGATAAGGACGAAGAGACGGCGATGCTAAAAGATAGCCTTATCAAAGTTTGGATCTATGCGCTCACTGACGTTTATTCGAAAGTTTTTTTCCTCTGGGCCTATGGAGGAAAAGCCATTACACCAGGAGCAAAAAACAGGGGTGAAAATACAGTAGATTATCTTGATTTTCTAAAACGTGCATGGCTTCCGAAAAACGATTCCCGGAACCCGTTTGAAGGGGTTCCGGAATATGTTTATAGTGACAGAGGCTCCGGACTTAAAGGTTTAAAAAACGCTTTTACTCGATTGGGTGAAATCATCTTCAAAACACATACACCAGGTCGGCCAAAGGCCAAAGGACCAGTTGAACGGCGAATCGGAGTTTATAAAAAAATTATAGAGCCGGCGATCGATGGCAAGAAGTTTGCCGACCTTAACGAATTGAATGATTTCCTAACGTTATATACCATTCACGAAAATCAAATCAGCGGAAGATTCGACCTCTGGCTTGCAGGAACAAAAGACAAACCAGTTCGGCGGATCACAGAACAAAACTTTTACGATGCAACCGTAACATTCGACAAACGAGTCGTAAACAACTACGGCTGTATCGAATACCGGAACCATTCCTACGGAGTCGCTTTAGATTTGGTAGGGCAAGACGTTATTCTCTTCAGAGACCGCGACGGAAATCTGGTAGCAGAGGACAAATTAGGAAATCTTTATATCTGTAATCCTGACGGAGCGAGAAGTATATCGCAACATACAGGATTCCAAACGCAATCATCAGACACATGGCTGAAAACCGATCGGATGAGGCTGCGAGACGAAATTCGTGAGGGTGCCAAGAAACAGCGGAAAATCTTTACGATCGACGACCTCTTTCCTAAATCCGAGTTGGAAAATCTCAGATATTTTCCGGCGAACGCTGTCCCTGTTGAAACACCCGCAACGATGGCACCGAGCGAATTCACCGATGTAGAATCTGCGTGGAGCTACATTGAAAGACGACTTTTAATCTACCGTTCCGAAATGCCAGTGGAACTTTTTGAAGCCGTTCAATCGCGGCTTGATTCAAGTCTTCCCCTCAAAGGCTCAATTACAAACCAAGAAATATACGAACTTTTGAATATTCTAAATAACATTGATTTTGAATCTAACGATTCTAAGGAGAACGCGGAATGAGTTTTGTCGACACGGAAAATACAAACAGGGTAATCAGGGCAATCAAACAGGCCGTCGACAGTTCCGGCTGGGAATGTGTCGTTGGACACGTTGGAGCAGGCAAAACATTTCTATACGAGCACATGCTTCATTTCTGGAAAAGTTATCCGAATCGTTTTCAAGTCATCGAAATGGGACGATGCTATGAGTCGTTCGGGATGAGCATCAATCAGATCATGAAAGTTATGATTTCCGAACTCGTCCCAGACCGTGAGATTCCCGGAAACGCTCATGCAAAACAATTGATTTTACGTAGCATCCTTGAAAAAGCATACGAGAGAAAACGTAAGATTGTTCTTCTTTTTGATGAATCCCAAGCACTTTCCGGAAAACTATTACGAGATCTTAAAAAGATTCATGAGATTTCTATTCCGGAGCGAGAAAATCTTTTCTCAATTATCATGTTTGGAAAGAACGAAGGGCCTTGGTTGCGTTCTTTAATTGATACCCAGGAAATCGGTTGGAGAATCCATAAAACAAACTTAGAACCTCTTAAAGATAACGAAGTATTATCCTTTGTGGAGAAAGCGTATAACATAAAATTTGAATCTGGACAAAACGGCCAAAAGGCGCGACAAATATTCATTCAAAATACGTTTCCAACTCCCCTTGGAATTAAGTATCAAATACGTAAAATAGAAAGATCCGAAATCGGATGGAATCGGATTTTAACTTACGAACTTGCTAAAACCGTATTTCCTCAGACCATTTCCGACATTCTAAAAAAAATGAGGATCACTCAAAGAGAAGTCGCTAAACGTGTTCGAGAAAATACGGGGAAGGAATTAAGCAAAGCCGCAATCTCAACTTACCTAAACGGAGATCAACACGAGATTCAAAAATCACGCTTAAGTTTAGACGGGCATAAACTAACAATGGATGCCGCTCTCGATTTAATCAGAGACCACTCAACGTCACCGAGTGATATACACTCAGCGAAAAATCTGATTCGAACCGCTAACGAATAACGCAATATTTTAATATTATATTGGAGGAAAAATGAAAATCGCAAACCAGGAAGAACACGAACAGGCTTTAAACAGAGTGGCCCAAATCAAGAAAGAACTTTCCGGATTCTCTACGAATCTGGGTTCATTAAATGACGACGTCACTCTCCTAGAAGAAGAAAAAAAAGAGAAGGTCGAGGAATACGACAAAAAAATCAAAGTTGTCAAAGACCAAATCAAGGTGATCGAAGACGAACAAAAGGCAAAAGTCAAATCCCTGAAATCGGAACTAAAAGAATATCAGTCCGCAATCGGTGAATTTGTCGTAGAGTCGATTCCAGCGTAAGGAGGAAAAACGTCATGGCGATTGCAAAGAAGAAAAAGGCAGCGAAGAAGAAAGTCGCTCCTAAGAAAAAGAAGGTAGCTAAGAAGCCGGTGGCCGTAGAAGCACCGAAGCAAATTAGCGATTCCAATTCTTCCGGAATGGTCTTGGAAGATCCAAGACCGGCATAGGAGTAAAAAGCAATGGCGAGCAAAAAGAAAGAACAGATCGTTATCATCCCCCCTTTCTAACAAGGGGGAATTGGCGGATGCAATTCAGTCTTACGGTGTAAAACAACGCGAGAAGAATCGAATCGTTTCCCAATACAACGATAAGATGTCTGAACTTCAAACAAAACTTCGTGAAGAAACCAAAATTCTCGATGAAGATTGCTATCTCCTTGGAGTTCGTATTAAACACTTTTGTGATGAGAACAGAAAATCTCTTTTTGAATCTGGAAGTAAAACTCAAAAGTTGACAACTGGTTCCGTTTCATATCGTGATATTCCTGCTTTTGTAAAGACCAAACTAACATCGACACTTTTAGAAAAAATCCTAACGAGTTCAACTCTCGAGAAACATTACAAAAAGTTTATAGAACGATGCGGAAAGGTTTTTCTACGAGTAAAAATCGAACTGGATAAGGATGGAATCTTATCGGACCCGGTTCGTGCCAAGAAAGAATTCGGGATAGAGGTTGAGGCGAAACGTGAGCGGTTCTATATCAAACCGACCGAGCTGGATGCAGAGGTGGAGGTTGATGCGGCATGAACGAACTTCCGCTAAAAGTTCGTGAGGTTTTGGAAAACATCCAAGACCTTGCGGCTACAGATTCAAATCAAAGCGACAATGTTGATCAGATATTTTATCTCGTGGAATGGATACTGGATAAATATCCGACTGAGTCAGAACTTTAGTTATGAGTAACGAAGAAGGTTTCACTGAATTCAAAAAGAGTCCAGAGGATATTTGGATCGATCATTGTGAAGAATTCCTCCGGCTCGGAAAAACTCCGAAACGGTGGAATGAACTTCCGGAGTATATCAAGACCGAGAGAATGAAAGAATATTACATTGAGCTAAAGAAGAGGATAGAAAAAAATGAACGTTCCAAAGAACACAATTAGAAAATACGAAAGCGTCACTGCTCTTCTTTATTCAATTCGTAAATCTCTCTTCTTTGATAACCTGACACAGAACGAAAGAAAAACTTTAGAAGATTATAAAAATACGTTGGAGCCGGAGCGGGTTGCGCTTCGAAAAGCGATCGAAACGGATGAAAGTTATTTTGAAAATCGGTGAGATTAATGAGCAATACTAATTCGATTACTAAATTCATAGAAGCATATAATCTCTTAGACACAGATCTGAGTTCTGCGATCTCGAAACTCATAGAACTCGGATGGTCTGTCGATATATGGGAACTTGAAAATGGCCTTTGGAGGAAATTTGAAAATGAGTCATGCAAGTAATATTACATCTGAATTTATTGATACTCTACGAGATATGAAATTCATGAAGATGGGCCTTTGCCAGGTCTTAAATCATACCGACGAATTTTTAGAATTCGGTCGAAACGAAATCGATTGTTTGAAATCGATATTAGCAACGATGGCAAATCGGATTGAAAAATTCGAACAAATTGAGTCACAAATATTTAAAGAGAATCTTTATACCATTCCTGGAAATACAGATGAATCTTGAAATTGTTGAATTAGTTCTTATGTATACGGTTATGGGAACGCTCGCAGGTTGGACGATATTTGGAATTTTTGCCTTGGTCATTGCATCCTTTGTTTGGAGGGCGCACTTTGGTTTATTCATGACTGGGTTTATTCAAGTCTTCTTAGTCGCAGTAAACACTTATCTTATCAGCAAAGAGAAATACTTCGGAGTCTTTTTTGTTGGCGGACTCATTTCGTTTGTCTGGACGTGGAACGTTCAGAGGATCGCATTCGGAACTCTGAGAGATCGAATCACTTATGCTTTTGGGGCGGGATTCGGTTCTCTTATTGGATTACTTTTAACTGCACTCATTCTGAAAACTTTCAATATATAAGGAGTTGATTATGAAAGAACAAATTTTAAACGAGATTCTCGAAGAAAGAAAAAAACAAGATCAACAATGGGGAGAGCAAAATCATGTTCCGATTGAATGGTGTGCGATTCTCGTGGAAGAAGTTGGCGAGGTAAGTAAAGCGGCTTTAGAAACTCATTTCAAATACGGTGGAAAGAATGATTACATCGAATACAGAAATGAATTAATCCAAGTAGCCGCAGTATCCTTGGCAATGATCGAGTGTTTAGATAGGAATCGAAATGATCTTCATGGTTCTGTAACTGAAAGAGTGGAAGCATGAAACCAACTGAAGCATCACCAATTATCAGAGTTTTCAAATTATTCCTTTATGACGGAGCCACACCTTTTATAACGAAAGATCCTACATTGATCGCAGATGTTATTTTGGATGCTGAACCAGGAGATGACGAGATCCGAATCAAAGTTCTGCCTATGACCGAACACGAATATTCAAATCTCCCGGAGTGGGATGGTCCGTAATGGATTCAGATAATAGCAATCTGATCGATTTCAAAGACCTTTAACAATTCAAGGAAAATCAGACAGGTTGAGAAGATGAAAAGAAATTATCTTGAAGGGAATAAATGAATAAGCTGGCACTTTTCGCAGGCGCTGGAGGCGGCATTCTCGGAGGAAAACTTCTCGGATGGAAAACCGTCTGCGCTGTGGAACTCAACTCCTTTCGTGCTCGACGACTCCTCCAGCGGCAAAATGAAGGCCATCTTCCACCATTCCCCATATGGGACGATGTTCGTTCCTTCGACGGATTTCCTTGGCGCGGTTTTGTTGATGTGGTATCTGGGGGATTTCCTTGTCAAGGGGTTTCCGTCGCAGGAAAAGGCCGAGGACTTGACAATGAACATTCCGGTCTCTGGAAAGAAATGGGCCGCATCATTTGCGAAGTTAGACCGTCATTTGTGTTCGTGGAAAAAGGACAGGTTCCAGCAGTGGTTAGACTTGCATGGAATATCTTGAATAACATTAGGAAAAATGAAACAGGAGACGGATAACTGTTTAAACGAAGCCGCTACTATAAAAAAAAAGGAAAAGTATTTTATAGCAATCAAAAATAGGAGGAAAAAAGTGAAACTAATTTATGATTTTGATGAAGAAGATTTAGCCAAGAAAGTAAGAATTGAAAAGGAAGATGGCACTTGTGAATACTTTCCTTTCTACGATTTCAAGTTTGAAAACTCATACAGCCATACGCTTAGATTGAAAACGTGGGCCAGTGAAAAAGAAAGAGGAAAATTCTATGACTTCGAACCAATCGTAGTAAATCAAACCGAACTAGTTTTCAAAAAAACTATATGA